GCCTTCCCTAGGTTAGCAATGGGACGCCCCTCGAATCAATAGACGAAATCACAGGCTGGCTTGCAGCTCTGGAATCTGCTAGCTAAAGTCGGGGCGGATTTTTCAGCGAGGGAGTCATGGCCAAGACCGAACCCAATAAGCCGGGCAGGAAGACCAAGCTCACTGAAGAGGTGAAAAAGCAGCTGCTTGAATGGCGGTCCTGCGGGATTTCGCTCAAGCGCTGCGCTTACGGGCTCAACGTCGATGAGACGACGGTCTACCGCTGGATGAAGCAGGACCCCGCTTTACGCCAGTCCATAAATCACATAGCGGTCACTAATGAATCCCGCTGCCTCAAGCGCATCTTTCAGGGCGACAAAGGATCGAACGGCGCACGCCAATGGCTGGCCCTTACTGCGCCTGAGCACTACTCCGAAGCTGCGCTGCAACGTGCCGTCGATAAGCTCGACCGCGAGGAAAACCAGCTCGAGCTTGACGGGCTGGATGAGCTGATCGGCGAATAGCATGGCGTGGGAAGCACTCAAACGCTTCGAGCCATGGGGCAAGCAAGCCGCATTCTGCCACGACCAATCCCGATTCACCCTAGCAGGCGCAGGCGTCCGAAGCGGCAAGACCATAGCGGGCGGCTGGAAGTCGCTTGTCCTGATGCTCAAGGACGCGAAGCGGCGCAAGTGCAAGGGGAACGTGGTCTACAAGATCGGCGCTCCCACCTACAAGCTCACGCGACCAGCGAAGCGCAGCCTGCTTCAGTTCCTCGACCGCTCGCAAGTCGATGGGCGAGCCATGGGCGAAAAGAAGCTAGGGCTCGACCCTTCAGCGCCTGGGGGCATCATCCACCTCAAGGGCGGCATCGAGATTGAGTTCGTCAGCACGCACAATCCCGATAGCCTTGTTGGTGAGAACGTCAGCGGCATCTGGCTCGATGAGGTTGCGCAGATGCACGCGAGCGCACTGGCTGAGGCACGTCAGCGCCTAGCAAACACGGGCGGCTGGCTGGTTGCCACGACATCGCCACGCGCAGGCAGCCCGACCCACAAGCAATGGGTTGAGCCGATCCGGCGCGGCGAGCTTGAGAACTGGGGCCTGCATGAGTGGGCGTCCGCAGAATCGCCCTACATCCCCCGCGAGGAGATCGAAGATGCTAAGCGATCGATGGATCCTCACTGGTTTGCCCGCGACTGGGAAGCGAGCTGGGAATCGTTCAAGGGCCAGATTTACCCTCATTTCGATGGGGCCATTCACTGCGCTGTACAAGCTGAAGTGGATCGCTCGGGGTATCGAACCTTCGACCGTGTGGTCATCGGAGTTGATCTCAACGTCAGCGAGGACAACCCCGCGTGCTTCGTGGTCATGAGGGTGAAGACGGACGGGCGGCAGACGCTTACCGGGCGATGGCTGCCCGAGGCGCATATCGCTGAGGAGTTCTATCGCTACAACGTCGGGCTCGATGTCGATGGCTATGCACGCAGCATCAAGCAAGCGTGCGACCGCTATCAACCCCTGCCCGTTGATGTCTACGTCGACCCGTCGGCTAAGCTGCTGCGCAACCGCCTAGGCGAGCTTGGCGTTACGGTGAGTCCAGCGAAGAACGACGTGGCCGATGGCATCCGCTGCGTTGCATCCGCGCTGCATCATGGCGACGACTATCCCCCGCTGCTGACGGTTGATCCCAACTGCACGCACTGGCTGAGCGAGGTGAAGTCTTACCGATGGGTGCAGGACGCCACGGGATCAAGTGTTGACAAGCCTCACAAGGCTGATGATCATGCGATGGACGCCACGCGCTACGCGGCTATGGCGATTTGGGGGACGCAATGGCTGAAGCAGATCCGATGATGAGTGTGCAGCTCAAGGAGATGGTGTCGACGCCAATCGCCCAGCCGCTCAAGAACGCCTTTGCGCGTAGTCGTCAGGGCGAATTCTGGTTTCACCAATCGGACACCCGCGAGCAGCTCTATCAGTCCATCCACTCAATCGCGCAGGGGGACTTCCACTGGGAGGTCGATCCGCTTGGCCGCGAGTCAGTATCAGAGGCGATCAACCGCCCCGGCTCCGTAACGTGGAGTCCGCTCACCGCTTGGGTCAGCGCTTGGTCAGCGCTCTACACCTATGCCCCGCGACGCCAGTTCCTCTACGCTGGGCAGCCAGTCAGCGAGGATGTTAGCGCTTGGATCGACAACCAATATTCGCTCGCTCGCGTAGACGAATCGCTGCGCCTGACAGACATGTGGCTGCGGCTCTACGGCAACGTGCTACTGCGCCCTCTATGGCATCGGGGCCATCTGGTGCTGCACGTCGTCCGGCCACCGTATTATCGCGTTGTTGAGGACCCGCTCGACCCATCGCGCCCGCTTGTGACGGTGATCCTCGGCAGGGCCGATGACGCAGAGCACAGCGCCGATGTCATCACGCACGACGGCATGGTCGGCTACTACGATGGCCGCATGGACTGGATCGAGCATCCGGATAGTGACCGCTTGGTTGTGCATTGCGCAGACCGCGTGCAGACCACCTCGGATGGCTACTGGGTTCGACCCGTCGGCTTGCAGCTCGCCAACCTGATCGTCAGAATCAAGAACGATTACATTGATCAGCTCGGCTACAACCTCGCAATGCAGGGCCACGGCCAGCTGGTGATTACAGGCCCCGGCATCAAAACCAGCGATATGCAGATCGGGCCGGGCCACGCGCTTCAGCTTGGCGAGGGCGGAACGGCTGGGTTCATTTCGCCTAACGCTCCTATAGCTCAATGGCGCGACACGATCATGATGCTTGTGTCGATGGCACGCGAGCAAGCGAGCATTCCCGAGGCCATGCTACACGCGCGGGCTTCAGCTAGCGGTGCTGCAATCGTGGCGGCCAATGCGCCCATTGCAGAAGTGCGAGCGCAGCGTGAGCTGGTGTTCAGCGGCATTGAGCGGCGGTTGCTCCACAGCATCCTCGCAGCGAGTGGCGGTGAAGCTCCCTTTGCCGTTGGCGATCTGAACGAGTGGGAGATTGACATCACCTATGATGATCCTACTCTTGCAGTCATGCAGAGCGATCTTGCGCGTGAGCAATGGCTCTATGATATTGGCGTGCAGGATGAAGCCGACATCATGATGCGTGAGCAGCCTACGCACTACGCGACACGGCAGCAGGCGCTGGACGACTTCGCTGCTCGCAACGCTGACCGCGCGAAGGCGGTGGCACAGGCGAATGAGCAAACCACAGTTGCCGAGGCCGAAGCCTCAGCGGAAGCAGGCCGCGAGATAGCGGCAGAGGAGCAGGACAATGCCGATCGACTCCCAGAAGATCGCGGAAGCGAAGCGCAAGCTTGACGACGCTGAAAAGCTGAGCGCCGACGGCGAGCCGCTAGCTGCGCTAGAACAGGCTGCGTCGGCCCTTGCCGACATTGAGGGCATTGAGTCCGACGCCTACGATGAAGCGGTGCAGGCGACGTCCCAAGATGAGGCTGACGGCGCTGAAGCCGCAGGCATGGAGTCGGGCGGCGACATGGCGACCGCCAGCGAAGCTGAAGCTGAAGCAGACGCCGAAGAGCGAGCGGGAGCCTGATGACTGACGAAGTGCAACAGCCGATCCAGAGCGAGCAGCCTCAAGCGCCACAGCCAGCCCCCGAAGCTCCCCGTGAGCGCATGTACACGGAGTCGGAGCTTGAGGCTCGGCTAGCTGCCGTGCGGTCTGACTTCTCGAAGCGGAACCGAAGCGCGGTCGAGGAGACCAAGGCCGAGTACGAAGCACGCATTGCCGAGCTGCAACAGCAGCAGAGCGAAGGCGAGCGCCTGCGCCGCGACGCGCTGAACAAGGCAGGGCGCTCACGCCTTGAGCAGATCAAGGCGAAGCGCATCGCTGCAACATCGAAGCCCGCTCCGGTGAACACGCCTGCGCCTTATCCGGCGAGGGCTACCGCTCCGGGATCATCGAGCCCAACGCCAACTGGATACAACGAGTATGTGTCCGCCGTTGAGCGCGGCGACGCGCGTGCGATGCGCAAGATCAGCGACAAGAATCCCGAAGTGCTGGAGTATATCCGGCGCTACGGTTGAACACCCTTCCGGCCCGCGCAGGCCGCTAACTGCGCATCCGTGGCGGCGACGAACAGCCGAGCCTCGTAGCACGAGGTCAAAACAATGGCTAACACAGCCGGTATCCAGAACACGACCAATGCGTCGGTGACAATCCCGACAGCGGTTGCTAGCGAGATGATCCTCGCGGCGACTGACCACACTCAGCGTCCCCTGCTCGGCCTGTCGGTTGACGTGACATCGAAGATGCGCGCGATTTACCCGAGCGGCGTTGGTTCGTATCAAGTGCAAGTCTATGGCCGCACTGAGCTCGACACGCCGGGCCAAGACACCTACCCGGGTTTGACGCGCCGGATCGCTTCGCTTACGAAGCGCACGCTGACGATCAACACCCCGAAGGCCATCAACCTGACAAAGACCTATCAGTTGATGACCACCACCAACGCGGATTTCCAGAACGCGGAGCTGGTTCAAATCGCTGAGGCGGCTGGGCAGGACATCCACGCATCGCTTGCGGCGACCTACGCCAGCGGGGCGATGCAAATCAGCGCTGCGCCTGCTGCGAACAGTTCCGGCACTGGCTTGACGGCTGCGCTGGTGCGTCAAGCCCAGGAAGAGTGCAACAAGGCCCGCGTGCCGCTCACTGGCCGCTTCCTTGTCATCTCCCCTGAACAGCTGAGCGCCCTGCTGGCTGATGACGACATCCGCAACAGCGAGTTCCAAGGCACGACGGACGGTCAGCGCGAAGGCTCGATTGGCCGCTTGTACGGCTTTGACGTGTACGTTTCGACGCTTGTTCCGACGGTTGAGGACACCAACTCGTTCAGCGTGTCGAACACGGCGAGCACGAACAGCTTCACCACCGAGTTCGCAATCTTCGGGCGCTACGAGGCAGGCCGCGAGCAGATGAGCTCGTTCGGTCACGCCTTCGCAGTCCCCCCGCAGCGTCAGTCGAATGACGCGGTGCGGACGCTTCCTCAGCTTGGCCTTGAAATCCTGTACCGTTCGGGCGCAGGTGGTCAGGAAGAGACGATTGCCAACACCTACTACGGCGTCCAGATGTTCCGTCCAGAGTGGACCGGGGCCATCGAAACCGTCGTTGGTGCGTAAGGAGAGACCGTGAGCGAATCACTCATCGTGATCAACAGCTACGGCCAGTTCAGCCGCGTGAGTCGGACGACTTACGCGGCACTGGTCGGCACTGACAACACCGAGATCCCAGGCGTAGGCGACGAAGCCGTCACACGCCAAGGCGTGCGCGTGGCGACTGAAGCTGAGCTTGTGGTGTACCGCGAGCGTCAGGCGAAGCAGGCCGAGCGCAACAAGGCGAATGAGCGGGCGCGCCTGAAGAACAAGATCCAAGTCAACGTGGTCGAGTACGACGGTGACGGCAACTCCATGCGGGAGACGCCGGCGCCTGCTACCGAGCCCGTTGCGGAGGAACCCAAGCCTGCTCCGAAGCGACGCACGCGAAAGAAGTCGGAGCCAAGCGAGGGTGCTGAGTAGTGCCTACCGTCATCAACCAGTTTGGCTGCATGGTGCGGGTGTCTGAGGACACACGTCAGCGCATGGCTGATTCCGGCCAGATCCGCGACGCTGAGGAGATGGACTTCAAGTCGCATCAGCCTGACGACTGGGTGTTGCCGTATGCCCCGGCGCGTGACCACGGCGAGCAGATCCCGCTGCACCGCGAGGGCGACCGACCCATCGTCATCCGAGGGCGAGGGCCGAGCCAAGGCGACGCGAAGCGCGTGGTTGGTGGCTACGTCATTGCGGTGAATCCGCATCCCGGCAGCGACGAAGCGGACGCTGTGGCAGCGATCGACCGTCCCTATTGGTCAAAGCCAACGCACCCCCTCAAGGCCCAGCAATGGGGCGGCCCTTGGTACGAGCCATGGAAGCGGACGTGCATGACGCACGAGATTTTCACGGTCGGAGCTTGCAAATACGACGCTCCGGCAGGCGCTTGGATCACCCCCAAAATGCTTATGCCGGGGCACACTCCTGAGCGCCCGCGCGTCGGGATCGCCGTGCTTGACAAGGGGCTCGTGTACTCGGCTAACTACACCGCTGTCTGGTGTACCCTGATTGCTCGTTGGCTGAGCCGAGGGCCGATTGTGCTGGCTGGCATCGACCTGTCGAGCGGCATCTACGGGACTCGTGCAGCCCCCAAAGGCCAGCCTCGTCGCGTGCGTAACGGGACGGTGATGGTCAGCCAAGCGCAGGCATGGCTTCGAGTCGCCTCGGTGCTCAAAGGCCAGATCTATCGCGTGCCTTCGATGACGGGGCCGCTGGACGGGCTGCCTGTTTGGGAGGGCATGGCCGATGAGTAGCGACCAATACGCAATCGGGCGCGAGGACGGCAACGCCACGCTGAAGCGTCTCTATCTGACGGGCTGGAGCGGCACGCTTGGCAGCTGGACGACGGACGGGCGCATATGGGCAACCATGGACACCGCGAACGGTCTCCAGCTCTACAGCACGAGCGAAAAGGCCGCCGGCGACCTGCTCGCCAGCGGGAGCATCGGCAGCGGGGGCAGCGTGACGCTGGCTCAGGCGAATACGAGCGGGATCAGCGGCACAGCTCTGGTGAGCGGGACGGTTGACGCGACCGGATCGAGCTGCCAAGTGCAGATCAGCTACGCCGATCAGGCCGCATTGCTGACCGTCCTGCGCGATGCTTCAAGCCTGTTGACCTCGGGCGACTGGCAGGGGCGAAACGGTTACGAGGCGGCATTCCTCGCCGCATACGAAGACCTGACCAACAACCTTCGCCAGCGCTTGCTGACCGCTGTACCCAAGGCCCGCGACGGCAGGCCAGATCTGCTGTGGCTTGGCTATCCGTCTGAGCTAGCGCGGGTGCATGCGATGCTAACCGCCGCTGTCATGCTGCAATGGCGAGCTGGTCAAGCGGACGTGTGGCAGACAGCCGCAACCGACATGCGCCGCGACGCTGACCGCACGCTGAGAGCACTGAACATCACCCTCGACGATCCGGGCCGCGCATACGCAGGCCCAGCGTCAGTCCCGCTGAGCAGGTAGGAACCATGGCCGAAGTAGTCAAACGCACAGCCAACGTCAACAACGCGCATCACGTCTTTGACAAGGTGACGGACGCGCCATATCAGACAAAAGCCCTGATATGGAGCGCTGTCGCATATCGCTATCACGGCACGGGCGGCCCAACGAGCAGCGATTACCTGCCGCTGGCCGCTGGCACGTTTTACGAGGTGAACGCGAACGGCATGAACACAATCGGGATCAGCGCTCAAGCTGGCGTGCTCGGTGAAGTCGCTGTGGTCTACTACTAGGGGAAGCAATGCCTAACTCGAACGCAAAGGTCTTTGCGCCTGTCAGCCTTGGCACGCTCGCGGGCGTCAAGCAGCTGCGTGAGACCATCACGCTAGCGCAAATCCAAGCGCTGGGCGCTACCAGCACGGGCACTGTGTCGCTTGGCCAGTCGATCAACGCGGGCGGCTACGCCATTGCCGCTAGCGTGGTCAACGTCGGCACGGTTGCGGGTGGTGGCGGCGTCACTGGCGTTACCGCACAGATCGGCGACGGCACGGGCACGATCACATCGCAGAGCGGTTCTATCTTTGCGGCTGGCCAGCCGCAGGCGATGCTGCCGACAAACGAGGCTGTTGCGGGCACGCTTGAGGTCACGCTCGTTGCTACGGGCGGCAACCTTGGCGACATGACAGGCCCCGACACTGGTCTGGACATCACCGTGCTTTATGCGGAGGGCTAGCGTGCCTTGGATTGGGCCACAGCTCCAGACGTTCAACACCGCCGCCGATCCGGCTGAGGATGCGGCGGTTGCGGCTGCGATTGCAGCGCAAGCACAACGCCTCATTGCCACTGCGTTCGAGCGCATGATGGCCCCCCTCGGCCCGCTGCGGGACAACACGACCGCCTACACACAATCGAAGATCGCGCAAGGCTTCGACATTCGTCGCGGGCATCGCACAGGCGAGCTACAACGGGCGCTCTACGAGGTCCCATTGTGGAGCGTCACTCCGAGCGTTGAGGGCGCTACTGTCCGTTGGTCAGACGCGCCGCTGATCGCAGCCGTCCCACACGCGGTATACTACCTTGCTGAGAAGGTCCCAGGCGGATCACTGGCCTCGGTGACAATCGGGCTT